GTATCAAAGTAGAAATGGCAGAGTCCCTAATGGATGGACTTAGAGAACTATTCACTGAGCACAACATTGAAATCGATGATGAGACAATCGATGTTGTAGCAAGTCTAGAAGAAGATAACGCTTCTATCACAGAACAAGCTAACGAAATAATCAACGAAAACATCGAACTTAAGAAAGAGGTTGCTGCACTAAAAGCTGAAATCGCTTTCGAAGAAGTTTCAGAAGGTCTTACCGTTTCTCAAAAAGAGAGACTTAAGGTTCTTTCAGAAAAGCTCGATGTAGATGAAATCGATGGTTATAAGTCAGATCTTGCAACTCTTAAGGAGTCATTCTTTAAGACTAAAAAAGCTCAGGTGATTAACGAAGAAGCAGAAGAAGTTGTTCAGGAAGACACCGCCAAAAAGCCAGTATCTTCTTACTCAACCGTTAATGCTATCGTTGAAGCTCTAAATAACAAAACTATTAAGTGAAAACAACAAAATTATAAATACAACCAGACAATAACAACAGCCAAAGGAGAGACAAAATGAGTCAATCTAATAAAACTTTAGTCGAAAAGTGGGGTCCTCTTCTTGAGCACTCTTCCTTCTCGCCAATCACAGACAACCACAGAAAAGCAGTAACTGCTACTCTTCTAGAGAACACAGAGAAAGCACTTCTTGAGACCAGCGACGCGTCAATCAACATGACTTCGCTTCTTCAGGAAACACCAACCAACTTCGCTGGAACCGGCGGTTTTGGTGCTGGTGCTAGCACACCACAAGCTGGTTACGATCCAATCCTTATCAGCCTAGTTCGTCGTGCTATGCCAAACCTAATGGCATACGACATCGCTGGTGTTCAGCCAATGACTGGCCCAACTGGTCTTATCTTCGCAATGCGTTCTAACTACAACGCAATGTCAGGTAACACCGCAGTTGAAGCATTCTACAACGAAGCTGACACTGACTTCTCCGGTACTGGCTCTATGACTGGCGTTACTGGTTCTGCTGCAACAGCACCAACCGGTACTGGTCTAACAACCGCTGCTGCTGAAGCGCTTGGCGACGGAAACGGAACAAACTTCGCAGAGATGGCTCTTGCTATCGAAAAAGTTACTGTGTCTGCAAAGAGCCGCGCTCTTAAAGCAGAATATACCAGTGAACTTGCACAGGATCTCCGCGCTGTTCACGGTCTTGACGCTGAAACAGAACTTGCAAACATTCTACAGTCTGAAATCCTTGCAGAAATCAACCGTGAAGTTGTTCGTACTGTTTACACCTCAGCCGTAACCGGTGGTGCAAACACTGCTGTAACTGGTATCTTCGATCTTGACGTTGACTCAAACGGCCGTTGGTCAGTTGAGAAGTTCAAGGGTCTTATGTTCCAGATCGAACTCGAAGCCAACGCGATTGCAAAAGCAACTCGTAGAGGCAAGGGTAACATCGTTATCTGTTCTTCTGACGTAGCTTCTGCTCTTCAGATGGCAGGTGTTCTCGATTACACCCCAGCTCTTAACAGCAACGCTCTAAACGTTGACGACACCGGAAACACCTTCGCTGGTGTTCTAAACGGTCGTTACAGAGTTTACATCGACCCATACGCTGGTGCAAACTACCTCGTAGTTGGCTATAAGGGATCCTCCGCATTCGACGCAGGTCTCTTCTACTGCCCATACGTTCCACTACAGATGTACCGCGCAGTTGGTGAAAACAGCTTCCAGCCAAAGATCGGCTTCAAAACCCGTTACGGTATGGTTGCTAACCCATTCGCTTTCGGCCCAACCCGTAGCGAAGGTGCTCTTACCGCTAACAGCAACGTCTACTACCGTAGAGTTCGCGTTTCGAACCTATTCTAATAATAAAAGAGGCCGGAAACAACCGGCCCCTTCTAATAACTCGGCGGGTCTTCGGATCCGCCTTTTATTTAATAGACGTCCGCTTAAAGATGATAGCGCCGTCAATCCATCGTTGTTCTTCGAACCCAATCTCTTTAAGAGCATCAGGAACGAGAGAAACATCTCCCCAGTTAATATCGTCCGCAATACAGTAACCACCAAGTTTTACTTGGCGCGCATACTTATTTACATCACGAATTGCTTGGATTGTATGCTGACCATCAATATAAAGAAAATCAATATCGAAGATAACAGGCGCATCGTCGCTTGGCTTTCGAATGATCTCTACGTACTTTCCACAGTCGTTTTCTTCCAAGACTGTAGTAAAGACATTATAGATCCAAGGCATGTTGACGTTGGTCCAAAACTTGTAGTTGTCGCCGTCATAGCCCTTGGTTGCCTCTACGTTATCCCATGGATCAATCGCATAGAACTTGCCAGAGTTCATTCTCTTAAGTTCTAGAACTGCAGGAATGACACTCTTTCCACCATAGACGCCAATCTCTACGCATACCGGATCTTTCACGTGAGTAAAGATATCATCAATACAGTCAATAATACACCCAGCTTTGTTTAGAGAACACCAGCCCCACTCGCCAAAACGATTATCGAAGTCAGGATATATCTTTTCAATAAGGCGTTTACTTTCTTCCTTACTCATTAGATCATACCCAATGCAGCTTTGTACATCTCAAGAACTGCTTCTTCTTCGGCGATTGCATCTGCTTTACGTTTACGAATGGCGATGATCTTCTTCATGACTTTCGTGTCGTATCCACGACCCTTAGCTTCTGCCATCAATTCCTTTTGAGAATTTGTGACGTCTTTCTTTTCTGACTCAAGCTGTTCGTAGCGTTCGATGAACTGACGAAGTTCATCGGCGGTTACGTTATATGCATCGTTCATATCTCTTCTCCTTTTGTTAATTCATTCAATCGAATGGTTGCAGTAACTGCGGCATCCAATTCTTCTCTTGTTTGGGACAGTGATACACAATCCCAAAGTTGTTCAAAGGAAACTCCACTGAAAAACGCATTTCCAATCGAGCTTCCAATATAGTCATAGTCTGAGATCTTAAAGTCAGACATTCTTTACCTGTAGAACTCCCTCTTTTACGATAAGTGTTGCATATCGAGATTCATCAACCAAGCTAACTCTTGTATAGGATCGACCGCCGTCAATGAAAACAGAACCATCGGATGAGGATCGATAGTCGTGTCGAAACCTACTATATACAATCTCGCCGTCATCAGCGATCACGGCAGAGATCTCTTGATCTTCAACGAATCCGCCGTTAGTAATATAGAGTTGATTATCTAGACTGCTAAAGTATAGGCCAAAGTATCGTCCGCCAGCAACATGCGCATCCTCTGAGTAGAATATCTCGATAGTCTTATCGTCTCTTTCGGTTGCGCATACATATCTTGCTCGCTTCAGATCTTCGATCTTTGCGATCTGTTCTCGGTTAAATAGAACCGGTTCGTTAAGGATCTTATTCATAGTACTCTTTCTAAAGTAAAGAGAGGCTGCTCACGCAGCCTCTGCCATTTCTACTGCCAGGTTTAGAGCGTCAACCTTGCGCTTTGCGTTGGCACCGAACCAAGCCGACGAAAGACGAGTGTCGTTCGAACGGCCGAGTTCATGGTCAGTCAGGTAGGTAACTGCGTTGAACATCTGCCAGAACGAACCCTTCTTGAACTCTGCGCCGGGCTGAGTCTCGACGACTTCGAGGGCACGTTCAGCGGTCGGCGACAGAAGCTTACCTTCCTTCGTCGACTCACCGAAGATCTTACCGAAGTACTTTTCCAGATCTTTCTGACCGTACTGCTTCGAACCAAGCAGTTCAGCAGCCGATTTGAAGGTTTCGACCTTACGGTGCGAGATGCCGAGCAGTTCTTTCACGCGCTCAGCGTCGAAGACCGAACGGTGGTTGACACGAACAGCAGCCTGACCGCTCTCAGCCAGAGCAACAGTCAGAGTGTTGTTGCAGACAACGCGCTCAAGTACGAAACGAACGTCGATCGACTTACCGTACTGGTGCGGGTTGGAGAAGAGCAAGTAACCCTTCACTTCATCGCCACCGAACAGAGTGAAACCGTCACGAACATCTGCAAGAGCCCAGACGATACGACCGTCGCGGAGCGAACCAGCGGTGTCCATCACCATGTCGCCTTTGGAAACAAAGTCGGTGAAGAAGTTAAAGGCTTCTTCGTTCTGAACCGGATTCCAACCAGGACCGACCTGAGTCAGGATCTTACCGTCAGTTTCGCGAATGAGCGACTGCTGACCGGTCGGAATGCGCTTGCCGTTGAATTCGACGAAGGAGTCAACCTTCTGAACATTCCAATCAAGGCCAGCGGCCTTCATCATTTCGGCAGGAGTCATATCGTCGCCAACCGGAGTACCAAGGCCATGCCAAGGTTTGCCTTTCGACGAGCGGTAAGCCATCTGGGCAACGCCGTCGATCATTTCAATCATGTGAGCCATTCTGTAGACCTTTCAGTTTGTGTTCCTTACATTATTAGAATACACTGATTCTAAACGAATGTCAACCATTAAATGAAAAAATTAGTGCATAGTTGTAGAAGTCATAGGAATGAAATCAATCATCTTATGAGTATACTTTCCATAACCATTCTTCACTAGGTATACGACACTAACGTATTCGTCTTTCGTGTCGACCGGAATTACTTTCCAGACTCCACGATCTCGTCCGAGAAAATCGTCGATGTATAGATTCGCTTCATCCTCGGTATCAAATGCGATTGCCTTTGAGAGACCTATGACATCATTCTTAGCAAAGATTCCATACTTCTGGAACGCGCCCAGAAAGAAACCTAGATCTTCTTCTGCAATCGCGTATCTCATTAAGCTGCTACTTTAAACCACTCAGGGATATCACGTTTAGTCCACACCATTTTGAACCTTGCTTGTTTCGTCTGATAGAACTCTCGATAAGAACGAACAGGATCGTTAGGGAACATGCACTCAGGATTAGCTTTCATTGCGAGCGGCTGCTGAGTTAGATATCCGATAGGAATGTTTCGTGGTAGTTCCTTCAGCTTTTCGCGAAGAAGTTTGTCAGTCGAATGAACCTTGCCATAACGATAGGTGTACTCGTCGCAGAGAGCAGCGAAGTGAACCCAGTGCCAAGTGTAGTTGTTATTCGACTGAGTAGTCCATACGGTACAAGGGTGCGCCATGTGAACTGCTTTGTATAGAATATGTTCGCGCTCATCAGGAAGAGTCCAATGCTTTGACATCGTCTTACCCGACTTCGATGGCGCACGTTTAAGAACACCATCAAGCATACGATGCGCAGTCGACAACATCTGTGCCGACTCCACGATCATTTTGACTACGTGCTTATCACACTGCAGTTGCGCTGCGACAACTGGGTCTTTATCCAAAATAAAAAGATTCATGATGATTTATCCAAAAAGATGCATTCCTGACAAGAACCAGGCAATGAGAATGAACCCCATCCGCCCAGTGAAATAATGCTTACGTATTTTCATTCTACGCTGAAAGTCACTTACTGTAAACTGAAAAATGCTGTCCAATAGCGCAATGAAGATAAAAAAGATCCAACAACAAATGCGATCCATGCAACAATAGTCGTGAACATAAGATTTCCTCTATAGTTTATACTTAATCTGATTTACGCCTAGAATGCCA